TGGTGCTACCAAATTCTTTGACAGCGCGCCCTACCTGCAAAATCATGGCGTAGTTGTCGTGTAGCGATTTGATGAACTCTTTAACCGCCAACATACCCTTGGTCATCGTCTGCCCAAGACGTGTTGCAAAATCCTCTGCAGCGCCACTATCTAGCAGCGCAATAAGCTCTTCGACAACCCCCTTTGCGGCTTCAAAGAACCCCGTATTTCCAATCGCCACCTTGAACAAATCCCAGCTCACGGTAAGACGCTGAACCAATCCCGTCCATGTCGTCATCATCCGCTGAGAAGAGCCGCCCATGCGAAGCTCCATCTCTGCAAGCAAACGCTCAAGCGCCGAGCCTGCTTCCATCTGTCCTTTGGAAATGATGTCGACCATTTCCTTCATGCTATACCCGGTTGCCTGAGAGAGCATTTTCATGGCAGTAGGAACAGCTTCGCCCAACTGCTGTCGCAACTCTTCCATCGAGATGACGCCCTTACCCGCCATCTGTTGAATGGCAACAGACGCCCGGTGGAGAATCTGATCATTACCGCCAAAGTTGGCAACAGCATCAGTCAGCGCATTCAACGCGCCCGTGGTAGGGTCAATTCCTACCGACTTCATCTTGACGAAGGAGTTGCTCATTTCTTTGAGCGAGAATGGCGCATTCTTCGCCATATTGATGAGAAATTGCGTTTCCCTGCCCGCCTGCTTGATCTGACCCTCTTGCGTGGTTGATTCGCTCATTCCGCGTAGCAGCATGTTCAGGCGCTCAAGCTCGGCGTTTGCCTGGATGATAGACATCTGCCAATCAAGCGTCACCTGACGAAGATTGACCAGCGCGTGATTTGCAAGCCCAATGATTACAGAGAAATCGCGCATGTGCGGCATGAAACTGCTGACATGCCGCTCTGCACGATTGATAGCGCCGCCCATGCGAGCCATTTGATTGTTGAACTCGCGAACAACTCTGCCGTTTTGTTTCACACGATTGACGAAGCCGGTATCATTCAGCTCCATTTCGACAACAATTTTACCCGCGACGCTCATCGATCACCTGCCCGATATGTGCTTCAGTCTGTTCCAGCCTTCTTCGTCAAACCGCTCTTCTGCGCGCATCACCTGACCCATCTCACGATTAAGGTGATCACGCAGCTCCTTGATGCCGTCCGAGGACTGTGCATAAGAAGCGACAGATAGCGCACGAAGATCGCTCTCTGCCTGGACTCGATGTATCTGGTTTGAGAGGAGCCAGAATGCCCGTAAGGGCATCTCCATTACCTCTCGAAACCCCATGCTGTAGAAGCGAAGAAACCTTGCCAACAAATAGGCAAAGTCAACCTCTTCTACTCCACTGGCTTTTTTTCAGTCTCAGTCGCCTCTTCGCTTTCGGCGATGTCGCCCTGGTTCATGAACTCAACCACAGCACGCAGCATCTTGACGCTAAGACCGCCGATTTCGCTTTCATCGACGGTCGGAAAGCGACGCATGATCATGTCCTTGGTCAGTTCCATTTCCTGCGCGATTGACAACTTCTCGCCGGACTTTTCCATGTCCTCGATCAGCTTGGCGGTATCGATGAAGTCCTGCACGCTGGTTTCTTTCATCACGTGAGTCTTGCCTTTCAGCTTCAGCACGCGCTCTTCTTTTTGCAGCTCATCGAGGTTAAGGACTTTTGCCATTTTTTTTCTCCTGGCATGCCCCCAAGAAGGGGCATTGGTTATTGAGTCGGTTGGTTAGCGGTGACTTATGCTATCAAGCAGCGGCAGGATCGCCGAACTTGAACAGGATGTCGTTGGAGTCCGGATAGCCGGTGAAAACCACGTTGAAAATACGCTCATCATTCAGCTTGTAGGCAAATGCCATTGCACCGCCAGTCGCTGCCTTCGGAACGATAATGTCTTCGGAGTGGTCGTTCGCAGCCAGCGCTACCGGATGGATCACCAGCTCATTGGCAATCGACAGCAGATCGGTTCCCACTGCATTGGTAACGTCAACACGATACGGATCGGAGCCGACTTTGGTCGCACCCGGCATGATCAGCACCATGTTGTCCAACGTGGTCTCTGCCATTGGCACGGTGACCTTGATCGAGCGCTTGACGATCTGCTCGTTGATTTCCGATTCGCCGTATTGGTCGACCATGACCTTGTGAGTGTCGGTGGTCACCTCCACTTCCACACCGCCCTTGGTCAGACCGAGATCAGTTCCGCCGTAAGTAACGTTACAGACGCCCAGTTTTACGTTTTCTGTGCCCATGAGTTTTGCTCCTAAAGGGTCATTTCAAGATATAGGCCGAGTCAAAGACTGCGGCAAATTCTAAGTTGTCCCCCTCTGACGGCGGGAACGCGACCGGATCAGTCCTTGGGCGAAGATACTTGATAATCACATCATCGTATTCCGTCTCAAGAATCGTCAGGGCTTCGGAAGCGTCGAGTGCCAATTTCATGCCCTCTTCGTAATCCTGGTGCCTTACGATCAATTGGAACTTCCCATTCCGGTAACCGGGAAGCTCATGATCGATCCGTGTGCCAACGATGGTGTCAACAAGCAAAATACCCTGCTCAACATCGTCCGGCATGAAAAAGATGAAAATGTCGACTCCGGGCGTTCCGAAGCCTTCCTGTTCGAGAATTGACGCTACCTGTGCCAGCATCAGAATATCCTCCGCATGGCCTTCTTCACTTTGGCGCGAATCTCCGCATCCAACTCTTCAGAGGCGCGAGACAGAAAAAACGGACCAGCGTCTCCACCCTTGTTTTTTCCGTAAGACCCAGCGCCCCTTCCGATGTTTTCGTGAACGTAATACGCATACTCACCGACAGTCAGGTAACGCCCAAACGCCTTATGCCCTGATTCATGGTCGTCATCCACGCCAACACGAAACGACTTAGGCCCAGCCTTCCACACACGAATCGATGCCTCAAGATCACCCAGATCACGCGGCGCATAGTTGGTCGCGAGATCAGCAATTTCCTGAGCACCCTCTTTTACTGCCTGGATCGCTTCCTCTTCAGCGTTACGACCCATCGCCTCAAGGCGCTTCAGCGTTGCGAGCAGATTTCTTACCCGGAGGCCCATTTCGCCAGCTCTACCTGATAGTGATCCAGATCGCCCTGGACGTTGTAACGCGGAAAAACCGACACAATCTCCAGCTCATGACCGCTGACTGTCACCTTGTCACGCTGCACCAGCGATTCGTCTGGCGAAAACAGCAGCACAGCAATTGCTACTTTTTCCCTTGCTTGCCCACGCGATGCAGAAGTGTCTGCACGCACGGAGGTTTTTTGCTGCGCAACATCCAATCGCACCACACCGCATCGAGTGGTTATCGTATCGCCCTCAAGCGTCTGTCCATACAGCGAACGTTGTCCGTTCATGCGTGTAATCTGACAGGTGACGTTTGGCTTAAACATTGTTCAATTATACGTCATTGGTGACTTAGACCGCAACAACAACGGCTTTACTTCCGGGGTGAAATGCGATAGGGCGAATTTCATGATAACCCGACAGCTCAGAAACAGGTTCTGAAATCCAAAACCTGACACCATCCAGCCTTCCACCTGATACTTGAGCGATGTTTTCATTCAACATCAGCATCGCCATCATGAAGGTTTCGTTGTAGATATTGAACAAATGCGCATGAACCAGAGTGCGTACATATCGCTCTCCTTTCCAGTGTCGTCCTGCACGATCCAGATACACTTGCTCAGGAAGTCCGTTTTTGATGCGTGTCGCGACTTGTGCGCTCTTCTGAGAGTGTTTTCCGCTTTGCAGTAGCAGATCGACTTGGATTGCAAAAGTCTCCTGAAAACGCACGACAGAGCGTCCGTCCCGCTCGCTTTGGTCGATCAGCGCCTCACTCACATTGCGCAGCTCAACTCTTACAAAATCTTCCATCCGCTTTGAGGCTTCTGCCTTGATGGATAGACCCAGCGGGTCGCTGAGATCGTAGGTGGCATCTCGCAGTGCCTGCTTGAAAACCTCCCAAGTGAAGGCGTCAAGTGACTTTCCCGAATCCTCGACAAAACTGATTTGCGCGGCAACAATTTTGTTGATCAATCGAGTGCGCGCAATTGGCGACGTTACTTGCGGATCGTCAATCGCCTCAGACGCAGCCCCCAGCAGCTCAATGCCAAAACGAGCATATCGCCCAACCAACGCATCCACCCGTGAAGTCGCATGCTCGACGATCATCCGCGTCCTGTCCGTTTGGTTAGTGCCAGATAGCCCGAAAGACACTGCATTGCGCGTCTGCGCACTGGCATCGAAAGGGGCTTTCCCGGTCGATACATGTTCGAGCTTTCGCCAATGGTCTCTGACATCAGTCCATTGTCGCGCTTATCGGTAATCCACTCGCTGCCAAGCAGACTATTTGCTTGAGCCACCTGAGCACACTTAAGTGCGCTCATGAAATCGACCGGCAGTTCCGCATACTGATCCGTGGTCAGCTCTTTCAGAGAGAAAGGCTCTGCGGCAAAATCACCAATGTAGAACTGCAGTTTATAGACTTGCGAATAGGCTTCGATCAGCGCTGCGGTTCTGTCGCGGTCACTTGCTGCATCCCAGCCTTCTGTCGCGGTCATGTCGAGCGCTCGCAGAATTGCCTCGTTCATGGTTACGAAGCTGTTGTTGTCTACCTCCAGCCCGTCCGATGACTCAATGATGTAACGATCCTTGGACACGCGCGTTGCGCCATCTGCCACAATCGACAGCTCAATTACTCTCATGCCGCGCGTTACACCATTGAGTGTGTTATGCGCGGCACTGACAGTGATCTTACAGCTCGTCGATCCTGGGCTGATGGTTATCGCGGTCGCTGCAACAAGCTCTGTTCCATCCGCATCCAGCACACGATAGCTTGCAGAATCGGGCGTAACAGACTCCCCATCTTTGACAAAAGGGAGAGTGCGAATGACATCGTTGCCTGCTTGCAGAAAGTCCACGACTGATTACCCCTTCTGCGCTTCCATGATCTTTTTGATCAGACCGTTGACACTGACGTCTTTGACGCCAAACTCCGATCCGATGTCGCGGAGCCCAACAATGCCCTTTTCGTCAGCGATCTCACCCAGCATTTCGACGGTGTATTTCATTGTCGACGTAACGGGTTTTTGAGCAACAGTTCCAAGCTCGACGACCTCGCTCTTCTTCGCAACAGGCGCAGAAGTTCCCTTGTTTGCATCGTAGGCGCG